TGATTTGCACGAGCAACACCTACTAAAGTGCCACCCCTTTTAAACTTTTTTCTAAGTTCAAGCCCTCTCTTAGCTTCTTCTGCCATTTCACTGGTAGGAACTGTATTTATATCTGCTAAAGCTTTCTCTTCTTGTAAAAGAAAGTCTATCTCTTTATCAATCTCATCATCATCATCATAGTCTTCTAAGTCTTCTTCATTAACTGGATTCTCAGGTTTAGGAACATCACTATCTGAAATTGGGAATAGATTAGCTGATATATAAAGATCATCAGCACCTTCTACTGGGTCAAGACCTATTATCTTTCTTGCTTCATTACGAGTCATAATACCTTCACGAACAGCACTAGTTACATTCTCGTAAGTCTTCTTTTTTCTTTCTGCTAGAGCAGGTATAGAATCTATATCAAATTCTAGGGTAAGCCTATCGTCAAATAAAGGTACTAACCACTCATTAAGATCAGAAGATATCTTTCTTAGATGTGGAATAATGGTTTCTTCATATAGAGCAAGTCTTGCTTCTGCTACATTTGAATATGTCTGTCCATCAGGAACACCTACTAATTGACTAGGAACTCCAAAGCATAAGGCTATATCTGTAGTTGCCATATTTTTTAATCTATGGAAGTCCATATCTTTAGGACTTAGACCCATTTCTTTCCAGTCAAAGTCTCCTTCTAATAACATAGGTCTACCTGCATTACCTGCACCACTAAACCTGTTGTTAAGGTCAGTGAGTAGTTGCTGTCTCTGTGATTCAGATAGGTTTACTGCAAACCCTGCATCATCCTGTGGTTTAAATATAACTGCTCCACTAGGTCTTGCTCCGTTTTGTAATAGATTGACATTGTGCTTACTAGACATATTGAACTGATCAACCTCAACAGCCGCCGCACTCATAGGGCTTAACCCGTAATAATCATCTAATGGATTCCATAACTTTATATGTTTGACCTCACTGAAGCCATTGTCTTGGTCTATATGATAGGTATTTTGAACCCTACCATTTATTGTATATTCGTATTTATCAGGTATAGCGTTACCACTACCTTTTATATTGATACGATCAGGTCTTAATTGATGAAGTTCTTTAGGCGTACCTGTAAGCCCACCTACTTTGAGGATGTAAGCATTACCACTAAGAAGCACATAACCAAAAAGGCTATTAAAGAACTCTGAATAGGATTGTAAAGGATTGGGTCTATTAAGAAGGTCAATGAGTGGATGTTGTTCAATTATCTGATCTCCTGCTTTAACTAAAAAGGGTACTGCACTTGCACCTTTAGATATTTCATTAACACAACGATAAACAATTGCGTTTTTTAGGTATCCCTCTTTGGCTAAGTCTGCGTATTTGTAATTCTTGGGCTGTTCTGTACCAACACCAAAATAACCCATCATGTTAGATTGTTTAACTTCTTTTTTTTGTGTATTAAAAAGTCTTTTAAAAAATGTTTCTTGTGCCATTAGCTTATTCTCCAGTTTACTTGTCCTTTAGACTTGCTAAGTTCGGTTAATCCCCATACTAAAGCATCTAATCTATCAGGCGAACTATTTGTATCTCCTGTATAACTGCACATTTGCGATTCTAACTCCGAGAATGCACCTACATGGTGAACTCTCTCTTGTTCATATAAAGCTGAGATTGGTTCTGCTCTAAGTATTTTACCCCTAGTTGCCCTTACACTTCTATAAGATATTTGATTATCTATGTTTCGTATAAGCCTTTCTACCAAGTCTCCACCGTTATTAACTTCAGCTACTATCCTATCTGCTTCCCATTCGTAGAAAGCATTTATAGCTATTCTACCCCATTTCTCAGGGGGATGTCTTCCTGATAAGTCCTCTAAGACATAATAATGGTTGTTATAGTCTTTGCCTACTACTACTATACCCGTTTCATCAGAATTTGCATTAGCTGTTACAGCAGGGTCAATTGCAACTATAATCTGTGATAAATCTCTATCTTCATGTATTCTAGCTTTATCAATAAGCTCAGGCTTCCATAAAGCACCCTCAAAATCTTCTATTATCTCTGCATATAGTTCCTGTCTACCTAAATTAGTACCTTCATATTTATCTTTAAGCATAGATAAAGCACTATCTGCTAAGTTTGCTTCATTCTCAAAGGTACTACCTGAAGTAACTAATACATCTTTTCTTTCTACTAACTCTTTTATAAGTTTTGTTGGCTTAGGTGTAGTAGTGATTACACATTGTGGTTTTTCACCTAATCTAAGACCAAACATCAACTGGTCAAAGGTCTCAGGATAACGCCAAGCCGCTACTTCATCACACCATGCTCTATGAAACTGCGGTCCGCGAAGTCTCTCAGGCTCTTGTGCCGCATAGCCTGTAATCTTAGAACCGTTAAATAATCTTATTTCAGATACACTAGATGAGTAGCCTTTTTGGTCGTTGGATTTTAAAAAACACTCTCTAGGTATAATTGAAATAAGTCCACTAGGACCGCCAAAACAAACACGCCTTAAATCACCATGTGTAGGAGCAACTACAGCACAGTTACTATTAGGGTTTCTTAACGCATATAATGCTATGTCCTGCGCACCCGTTCTAGTTTTACCCCAACCACGTCCTGCTAGAATTAACCATATATAGTGATCTGTTTTAGGTTGTAGTTGTTTATCTCTAGCTGTATCTAACCATTCAGTGCGTAGTGCTACTGCCTTTGACTCTGCTGTCTTCAATTGTGTCAAGCAGTTCCATAGCTCTTGCGAAGGTGTCATTTTCTTGTATGTTTCCATTTATATTAATGTTATCCGTAGATTCTCCTAAAGCTAATTTTGCAAATTTCTGTGTTTTTAAAGCAGAACTTGCCATTGAGTCTAATTGTTGTGGTGTAAATTCTTGAATAGAAGCGTTTTGTGTGTTTCTTATTACTACGCCCACCCTAGAGAGTAGTGCTTTAGCTATATTTAAACACGCTGAGTCAAGCTTTTTAGCTTCTACAGAAAACTCTTTAATTCTTTGTGCGTCTAATTTTTCTTCGTAATCTCTTTGAAACTTTTCTTGTGCAAACTTCCAGTTTTCTCTCTGTGCTAGTTTATACAGCGTATTTTTAGATAAATTATTATCTAAAGCTAGTTCTTCTATAGTAGAGCATCTTCTAAAGCCTTGTGGGTCAAGGTCTCCTTGTACATAGGATATTCTCAGTCTTTCTTTAATATCAGATGTTATTTTTTTATATTTAGGTTTTTTATTCGCCATTATTTGTATCTTTATGTAATTCTAATAGTTCGTCAAAAGTTTCGTTAGATGATTCTAATATGGCTTGACTACCCGTATAGTTCTGCCATCTTTTTATAGTTACGTCACAATATTTAGGGTCTAGCTCCATTCCATAGCACACCCTTCTATTCTTCTCACAAGCTATAAGTGTACTGCCTGAACCTAAAAAGTAATCTGCTACTTTTGTTTTACCCTCTTGGTCTTTTAAAGCTATATCAATTAACTCTACAGGCTTCATAGTGGGATGTAATTCGTTTCTTTGTCTTTTAATCTTCCACACGTCTCCTCTAAGGGTTTTATGACCACCAAAGTCTCCATAATATAATATTAGCTCATGCTGTTTATAGTATTTATCTAGATGCTGTGCAGGATTTACTTTATCCCAAACTATCATAGCTTTAGGGCTTCTGCCTATTTTTATCATAGCTTCTTTGAATAAATGTACATATTGCCAAGAACAGCACACATACATCTGTTCACATCCATGTATAGTCTGAGTAAGAAAGTCTACAAAATCCTCGTCAGACATTTTGTCATTTTTTATTTTTTCATGCTTACCCTGAAGGTCTTGATAGTCTATGTTATATGGTGGGTCTGTAAATACTAAATCTGCTTTATTTTTATCCATAAGCTTATCTATATTATCTATACTTGCACTATCACCACACATAATTCTATGATTACCTAAAACCCAAACATCACCTAATTTAGTAACAGGTTCGTTTTCTAATGCAGGAGCTTCGTCTTCATCAGTTAGTCCTTCTTCTGCAAATTCATCTAAATCAAAATCTAAACCTAGATCAGCTAATTCCTCATCCGTAAAACCTGTAAAATCTAAATCATAATCTGCTTGTAATAAATCAGTCATTTCTTTAGTTAATAATCCATAATTCCAAGAAGCAAACTCAGCAGATTTGTTATCCATTATTCTATAAGCCTTAATTCTTTCTTCAGATAGGTTCTCTGCTATTACACAGGGTACTTCTTTAAGACCTAATCTTTTAGAAGCGTTAAACCTTGTATGTCCCACAATAATTTCATAGTTCTTATCTAAGACTAAAGGTTGTTGAAAACCAAACTCCTGTAAAGACTTTTGTACTACCTCAATAGCATCTTCATTAACTCTAGGGTTATCGTTATAAGGTTTGATTAGATTTATATTTACATCTGTAACTTTCATAGAATCTCCATTTAAGACTGATATTATCACAAATTAATCCAAAACGTAAAATGACCATATAAATTAACTATTCCAATTTGGTTTAAGATGTGTTATAATGATATTAGGGCGAAGTATTTTTAATAAATTGAAAAAGGAGAATCAAATGAAAAAAAGATACAAAGAGCTTCCATTACATAAGGAAGCAAAAAAGAAGAGAGACATTGTAAGATTTTATAATGACCCTCAAAGGGCTAATAGATTATCTCATGGTTATCATCATTTCCAAGTTGGTCAAATAGGTTGGAAGTGGGTAAAGATTAGACCTGCTGTTCTTAGCACTTACAGAGAAAACCATTGGACGAAAATCAAAAGGTCTACTTGGGATAAAATTCAAACATGCAAAACCTTTACAGTATTGGAGGTAGCATGAGGGATAAACAAAAACAAAAAGTCTATGACTGGGAAGATTCTCAGTCATGGATGGTTAAAGAAAGTTATCTTTCACAAGATCAATGTCATGCAGTAATCAAAAGACTTAATAAGATATATAAGAAGAACGTCAAGTTAAGATTTAGAAATGGGCGTGGTAGTTGTTGGGCTTTTAATATGAATGATATTTTAATTCGCAATGAATGGGGAAGGTCTTATGCAGTTCTCCTACATGAATATGCACACTGCGTTTCTAATGATAGACACAATGGTAGATTTGTTTCTGAGTATTGTTTGCTTTTACATCACCTTCATCCTGATCAACCTAATATTAAAGATTTGGTTAAAAGTATGAATGACGCGAATGTTGAGTTTAGAGATTTTGAAAGAACTCTATCTAGAAAAGTATTAAGCAAAAGACTAAAGCCATTTAAAGCTGTATGCACTACTCCCATACCTGAGCCTAAAAGATATATTAAGAAAAGAACCTCACCTAAACAAAGGGTGAAAAAACTTTTAGATAAGTGGGGTGAGTTCTATCATATTAATGAATACGAGTTTTACAGAAACAAGTTCGTCAACATAAATGAAAAAGAATACAGTGGTGAACTTTATACATGGAAAGAAGTGGAAGAGTGTCTACTTGAAGCGATTGAACAAAGACTACATGAACACGAAGATTATCAATGGAAGGAGTAATAAATTAATTCTTAATCCAATTTGTATTGACTTAAATATTAATTATGATTATCTTAACAAACCAAAATAAAAAACAACGAGGGAAAGAACTATGTCTATAGAATGTCTGAACAAAGCACTGAAGATTCAATTTGAAGGTCAAACACCAACTAAGAGATTAATCTTAATCTTACTAGCTAACTACTGTGATGATCAGAATAGTTGCTATCCTAGTTATACTCATATTGCAAAGTTAGCAGGTCTAAAAGACCCAAAGCATATTGCTAAGATTGTAAAAGAGTTTGAGAGTCTAGGTCTTCTAAAAATACAAAGAAGGTTTAAAGATGATGGAGGTAATACATCTAATAGGTACTTCCTGACCCTTAGGTCTACAGACACCCCCCCTATGGGTCTAGAGCCCCCTACCCCCCCTAGTCCACAAACCCCTAGCCTACTGGTCTCCACCCCCCCCAATACTAAAGAAGACACAAAAGATAATACTAAAGATAATACTAAAGCCTATGATTCTGACTTTAAAAGCTTTTGGTCTCTATATCCAAGAAAGGACAATAAGGCTAAAGCAGAAGAATCTTATAAAGCTATATTGAAGAAGTTTAGCCATGAGCAGATGATCACTTATCTAGAAAGTTATAATAATGATATAGAGTTTCAAAAGAAAGATAAGAAGTTCATTCCCTTCTGCACTACTTGGTTAAATCAGAAACGCTTTTTAGATTACGAAGATTATGAGATGCAAGAGATAACCACTGAAAGTGAAAAAACAGTTAGTGGAAATTGGTTTGATGATCTTGAAGTGGGTTAATAAATGCTTAAAGATTACAGTGTAAGGCAACTCAACAATCACGAGTATAGAGACTGGCTTTTAAAGAAGCACTATGCAAAAAGACTATGTTCAGTTTCTTATGCTTTCGGTTTAATTGATTTAGATCAAAATGTGGTAGGCATTATAACCTTTGGATGTCCACCTAATAAAGAATACAATGACGGTAAGTGTATTTTTAGTTGTATAAAAGTTAAAACATTAGAACTTAATAGACTTGTTCTCAATTCTGATACTCCTAAAAACTCAGCAAGTTTTTTTATTATGAAAGCAATAAACAAACTACCAAAACCAACAGCTATTGTTAGTTATGCTGATGCAAATCAAAACCATCATGGATATGTTTATCAAGCAACTAACTGGTTATACACTGGAACTAGCACGAAGAAGTTTAAATATACTTTTGAAGATGGCTCTACTTTTGATATAAGAAGAGGTATAGATAAAAAAGGTAACGTAGTTAGTAAAGAAGAGATGTTACCCACTTTCAGATACATATACATTCATGCAGACAAGCGTGATAAAAAGAATCTTGTTAAAGATATGCGATGGGATATAGAACAATATCCCAAAGGTTTAAATAAGAATTACGAGTGCATTGATATTAAAATGAAAGCACAACTAGACTTATTCTAAATAAAAATCATTAGGCTCTACTTCACCCTTTGTATATTCGTGTATAGCAACCATTTCTGCCTTTCTAGGAATTCTATATTCAAGAACATATTTTGATAAACCACCTTGTGATAATTTATGACCAGTTTGATCTTCCATTTCTTGAATAAACTTTTCTTGTGTTAGTTCTTTTGTTTCTAAATATTTTTTTAATTTCATACGTTTACCTTTTATATATTTTATATTGTATTGAAAACCAATTTGGATTATACTCTGCCTTATAACTTTTAACAAACTATAAAATGAGGACATAAAATGAAAGAACCTAAACTTCAATTCAACAGAGAAGAACTTTCCATAATTAGACAAAAACTATCTGAATGTTATTTAGAGCAGGAACTTATGTCAGCAGAAATTGGACTTATTAGAGCCAAAGAAGAAAATGCTTCTGAAAGAGAAGTTATTTCATGGAAAGGTCATATCACTAATATAAAAGAAAAAATAAAAGTAAATAAAAATCTTATTACAAAAATAAACAAGTATTTTGGATTTGACAATGAGTAGCAACAATCCATTTGACCAATTTGATATAGAGCATCTTTCAGCAAGTTCTATTAATCTTTATATGCAAGACATACCACTTTTTATAGTTAGGTATCTTGCCAAGCACAAATCACCCACCAACTCTGCAATGCTTAGAGGAACTGTTATAGATCATGCTATAGGAGAGAAGCACAGCGTCAAGGAAGCACAGAAAGAGTTTATGAGTCTTATGAACTACCATAAAAAAGAAGGCGTTACGTTTGACGAGGTGAAAGCAGAAACAGAATATAAAAACATAGAAAAGTATTTAGAAGTTGGCTTACCCTTTTATGAAGAGTTAGGTGAGCCTGTAAGTTATCAAAAAAAGGTAGAACTAGAGTTTGATGATCTACCAATACCAGTTATAGGGTATGTTGATTTAGAGTATGAGAATTGCATTAGGGATATAAAGACCACTGCAAGAAAACCTTCTGAATTACTACCACAAGTTCAAAGGCAGATAGCAATTTATGCTACTGCGTTGGAAAAAGATCGTGCCTATGCCGATTATCTTTATGTAACCAAAACGAAAGCAGAGGTTATAACTCTAGAGGTAGACGATATAGACATGAGATTAAACGAGGTGTATAGGGTCGCATCAGCAATGATGCACCTTTTACAAAATAATGATATACATTCTTTAGTAGATCAGTTCTATCCTAATCCTGACTGGATGTGGAGTTTATCAGATATTGAATTTGCTAAAGACTTATGGAGAATAAAATGAAATATGAATTAACTTTTGGACAAGTATGGAAAACACTATCTAGTGTTAATGTAAATGAAAAAACTGATAAGAAGATGAATCTTACTTATCTATCTTGGGCTTGGGCTTGGGGTATCTTAATGGAGCATTATCCTTTCGCCACTTATACGTTTGACGAAGAAGCTACTAGTTCTAACGGAACTGTTATGACTAACTGCACTTTGACTATAGGTAATTTAGAAAGAAGCATGTTTTTACCTGTAATGGATTATAAAAACAACTCAATAGCTAACCCAACCTCTAGACAGGTATCTGATACTAGAATGAGATGTTTAGTTAAGTGTATGGCTATGTTTGGTCTAGGTCACTATATATATGCAGGTGAGGAGCTTCCTGATAGTAAGGTAGACGAATCTGAAGCTAAAGTTGTTCCTGTAGAAGTAAAAAAGTTTAAGTTTGAGAAAACAGGCGGTGAAACTTTATCCACTAATGACATAGAAGATTATCTTCTAATATTAGCTTCTAATCTTAAAGACCCTGATAATGTTCTACACAAGAAATCGTTTGCAACTAATAAAGCAAACATACAGGTAGCGTTAGCATCTACTAGCGATGATGATACTAACAACACTAGATTAAAGAAGCTTATAAGTCTTTACGAGGTAGCATAATGATAGAAGTACCACAAAGCATTAAAGATAAGCCTAAAAGCAAACTTACTATAGATGATTGCGTATTCCTATGTCTTAGAAAGGGAAAGTATATGAGCTTTTGGCATATACAAGGAATGATTAAACAGAATGTTGGTAAGTTCTATGGCGAACCTACAATCTCTGCTTCTATAAGAAATATGAGAAAAGACTACTGCAGGGAAGCTTATGGGCTTCCTATGTATGGAGAAGTCATAGAAAAAAGAAAGATTTGGAATAGCAAAGGTTACGAATATAAATTAATTACTAAAGGAGAATAAAATGAGTGAATTTGTAAAAAAAGATAAGAAAGGAGCTATGTGGAAAGAAAATAACTGCAAGGTTGTTTGGAAAGGGTCTATGCACCACAAGAAGAATCCTGAAGACCCAAATGATAAAGGTGTAGATAAATATTACAGTATTCTAAAAACTATTATCAAGGACAAGTACGGAAATGAAAAATCTAAATTTGAGCTTGTTCAATCTGTTGGGTTGTTATATTTGAAAGATGAAAACTTTAATACTAATGGAAATCCACCTGATATTGGTGGTCCTGTTACAGTTGATCTTGGAAGTGGTCAGACATCAAGTCAAAAATTTGGTGGATGGTTGCAGACAAATGAGGAAAAAGGCACTAAGTATCTTAGCGTTGGACTTGTAGATTCTACTAGAAGTAAAGAGCAAACATCTGATGAAGAAATATTTCCACCAAGCCAAGACTTTGATGATGATCAAGTTCCTTTCTAGTGTCTAAAAGACTTGTAGATAAGAAACATCTTATGTGGGTTAGAACCTTGCCCTGCTTTATAAGCAGAGCAGGGTTTTTATCCTGTAATGGTTCTGTACAAGCACATCATTTGCTAAAAGGTTACGACACGCCAAGAGGGGTCAATGGTCGTGGCATGTCATTAAAAAACGGAGATGATCAAGTTATACCACTTTGTCAAATGCATCATCATTTACTACACACAAGATATGGAAGTGAAAAGGCTTTTTTTAAAAAATATGGTATCAAAGCAGATGCAGGTCAAAAGTACGCTAAACAACTTTACGAAGAAAATAATTGTTATGTAGAAGATACTAGTGATCTGCCTTTTTAAACTAATACAATAAAATACTTGCTATGTATTCCGTTTTGGGGTTATAATATCGCTATAACGATAAATTGATGCTCTTAGAGCAAGGAAACATAAAATGAAAAACTTACAAAAAAACAAAAACTTACAAACTTTAAACGAGATAACTCTGTTATTAGATGAAGCTATATCTAAATATGAAAACGAGTTGTCACAGGATGCAAGAATTAAATATTCTAATACTTATTCTAATATAGTTAATGCAGAGGAAAGTCTAAACAACCTACCTTATGAACTATTTCATAATGAGGTGAAGTAATGACCAAGATAGTAGGCAACAAAAACCTAAAGACCTTTCACTTATACATAAAGAAACCTACTGACTCAGACTGGTTTCAAAGAATGCGTTCTACTCAATATGGAATGATTGATGATCAGAGTATGAAGTTCAAGCAACAGGGCTTTCAAACAAAAATAATATCTAGTGACTCATACAGGGTTGCACAAAAACAAATACAGGAGTAATTAATGTTTAGCACAAAAGAGCAAATTCAAGAATTAAA